AGGTATTGCACTACGTCAATTGGGTGATGTTTATCTATGGGTAGAAATTGCAAGACTGAATTCACTGGAATATCCAGATATGGGCGCGCATGATTATTATCCGGTAGGAACTGTACTACTCATGCCGCCACATGAAATAAACTAATGAATGAAATTATATCTACAATAAGTTACAGTCAACAAGACATTATAAAAAACATCATTAAATTACACTTAAAAGGTGAGAATATAAATCTTGATCCCACATACTCAAAAGGTAATTTTTATAAAAAATCAGGTATAAATCAACCCCTTCATAAATCTGATCTATACCCACAAACTAATGACACATTGAAATTTAATGCTAACGACCTTGATTTTAAAGATTGTTCAATATCAAATATTATGTTTGATCCACCTTTTCTTGCGGGTTATACAAAAGATAAGCCTACAGGTATTATGGGTGAAAGATTTCATGGATTCAGATACATGCGGGATGTTTGGTCTTGGTATGACGAATGCTTAGAAGAATTCCATAGGATTTTAAATAAAAAAGGTGTTTTAATATTCAAATGTCAAGATACGGTTAGTGCTGGCAAACAGTTCTTTTCTCATATTCATATAATAAATGAAGCTGAAAGGCTTGGATTTTATACAAAGGATATTTTTGTTTTATTAGCTAAAAATAGAATTATAGGTCACAATCATAAAAACCAAAAACATGCTAGAAAGTTTCACTCTTACTTTCTAGTTTTTGAAAAAAAATAAATCCTTGACAATATCTGTATTAGCGATTAATATAGGTATTCATTCCTTACAGAGACAATATATTATGCTAGGTTATGTAAATTCAAAAATGTTAGACCGATTGATAACTCTGAATGTAACGCACTTTTCAATTGCCAAAAATTACGATACCCCACATCAACATGAAATTTCATCCGTCCATTTCTTTACTGACAATGTACCAGATGCTAATGGTGGCTATCCAGAGGTTGCCTATGTCATTCCAGCAATGTGTTCATCTATCGTTAAAAACAGCCTACAGGGTTTTAATGAAGTGAAACGTTCCAATTCGGTAGATGTTGGTATCATAAGTTACGGTTATGTTGACCTATCAGAATATCGTGATTGGGTAAATGTAAATGGCATCGATTAAGCCATATCTACCACCGATTCAAATTTAAAGTTCTACAGCCCGAAAATCCTACAATTAATTACAAAGAATTGAATGGCGAATTAAATAATAGGGTTTTAGAACAAGAACAACAGATATATAATTATGTTAAAGATGCTAAAAAAGCGGAAACTCAAGAGATAGTGTATCTGGCTCAAATAAATATCCTCAGACATCAACTAGCAAATAAGGGAGTTTTGTAAATGCGAGAATTTGCATGTTTTACCAAAGTAAGAGAAGATTACGAAAAATCATCAAGAAAACTCGAAAAGTTATATGATGATGATCGCGCTCGCCACCGCACTCAATATAAGTACAAATATGATGCAATGTTTGCCGAAGTTGAATCACTATCAAAGAACTTTGCACAGGTATCTAACCAAATAGTGGAATTACAGCGCGAGAATGGCATTCTAAAGATGCGGATAGCCAAATCTTTAGAATTACTGGAAGATTGTGACGAAAGCCGTTACGATATCGAACAGGAGTTATTAGGTACTAATGAAGATGAAATAATTCCGATCATTGATGAAAATGATTTTGACTACTATAAAACTAAAAAGGAAGTCGAGTAAATGACTGAAAATGACGTTAAGATAATGGTATACGATATGCTTTCAGAACTGCAAGTAGAATTGGATATAGATCAATCTATGAGTATGGCTGGTGGTACTGATACTAAATTAATAGTTAAATTAAAGGTAGATGATAAAGTGTTAAGTGTGGACTCACTTAATATTTCAGATATTTTAAATAATTAAAAACTGAAACCTTAAAATAACTTATAAGCTAACTTCGTGTTAGCTTTTTTGTGAGTATAAATATAGTATGTACAATACATATAAAGGTAAATTTGTCCCAAAGAACCATGCAAAGTATAAAGGAAATTTTCAAGTAATTACTTATCGTTCTTCTTGGGAACAAAAATTCATGATATATTTGGATAATAATCCGAAGGTTGTCCGGTGGAACTCAGAAGAAACCGTTATTCCTTATGTATGGAGTACTGACGGTAAGAAGCATAGATATTTTATGGACTTTTGGGTCAAATATGATAGCGGTCAAGAATTCTGGTTTGAGGTGAAGCCATTTAAACAAACTCAAGAACCGAAAGGCGGCAAAAATAAAAATAGAAAGCGGTTACTGGATGAAGCATTAACGTATAGTAAGAATAAAGATAAATGGCTTGCGGCATATAATGCATCTGTTAAAAAGGGTATTAAGTTTGTAATATTAACTGAGCATGGTCTAAGTCGATTAGGGATACAGGTATGAGTGAATCAGATTTTAATAAAATAATGAGGTGTCTGGATATGATTATAATCCAACTGGATATAATTGCGACTTCAGTTGGACATACGACCTTTGATGAATTTTTTAAAGAAGATAAATAATGGCGATTAAGAGAACAAAGGAAGAAGAAGAATCCTTATTGGATCAATTCCGAGCTAACAAGCGGAAGAATAAGCGTGACTCACAGGCTGATAAAAATAACAAGTCTCAGAAGTGGTTTATTGCTAAGATTAAAGATCTAAAATATAAATCTAAGAGTAAACCTGTAGTTGGTTCTATGGTGACGTATGTGTATCTGGCTAAGTATAGAAAAACATTACCGTACTATGATAAATTCCCACTGATAATTCTATTGGGTAATATATCCAAAGGAACTTGGTTGGGATTAAATCTACATTACGTTCCACCTAAACAACGAGAAATATTTTTAGAGCAGATACTGAAGTACACAAATACAAAAGTAATCGGAAACAATACTGTATTTAAAATTGATTGGGCTAAGGTTAAAGGTATACCATACAGCGAACATATGATCAAGAGATATCTACTTACTCAGGTTAGAAGTAATATTTCGGCTATTCCACCTAACGAATGGGTGAATGCAATATACTTGCCCACGCAGTCATTTGTTTCCGATAATAAAAGATATAGTTCACGTAAAGTTTGGAAGGATAGTAGAGGGTAATATGATGCACTATACATACATGATAACAAACACTAAGACTAATATGAAATATATTGGTGCTAGGACTAGTAAAAGGTCTAATTTACTAGATGATTTGAAAACTTATAAATCATCTAGTACAAACAAACTTTTTATATCAGAACAGACTAATTCACCTAAAGATTTTGAATATGTAATATTAGCGGTATTTGCGGATCGGATATCTGCTATAAATGATGAAATAAAACTACATAATAAATACGATGTGGCTAGGAATAAAAGTTTTTATAATCTGGCTAAACAAAAATCTAATGGCTTCGATAGAACTGGGTGTAAAAGCGTATCTGGTGAAAACCATCATAGATATGGTAAGGGTATGAGTGAACATATTATGAATAAATTACTAGAAGCCAATTTAGGTAGAAAATTATCAGAAGAACATATTCAGAAATTATCCAAAATTAGAACTGGTAGAACATATTCAGAAGAAACCAAAGCTAAAATGTCCAATTCGGCAAAGGGTAAACCAAAGGCAGAATCACATAGGCAGAAATTACGCGAAGCCAATTTAGGTAAAAAATTATCAGAAGAAACCAAAGCTAAAATTAGATTAGCTAGTAAAGGTACAACTACACAATTACAAGCTGATAAAAAGTCATACCCAATTAAATGCTATGGCGTTTTATATAGAAGTGCATATGATGCGGCATCATTCCTAAATACTTCAGTGTCTAGGGTTAGACGGCTTAGCTTAGATACATCAAATGTGGAGTTTATGCGCTTTGAAAAAGGTTATATAGCCAATAATAGGGTAAAGGATATTCGATGAATCCATTTAATATAGATATGAGTCAGTTTAAAGCAAAAATTAACGAATCTGACCTAGCAAGAACTAACTTGTTTAGGGTGCAGATTAACCCAGCTATTATCTATAATGTATTGGCTGATAAAAACGATAAGCTATTTCAGGGCGATACATCATTCGGTAGTTTGGGTGCGGCAATAGGAACTGCTAAACAGTTAGCTAAAAGAGATTTTTACGATTTGGGATTACTTTGTAAGGGTGCGAATCTACCGGGTACATCACTCGAAACCGAAGTTAATCAATCGATAAAGCCGTTTAAAAACGTTCCTAAATATAATACATTCGCACCATTCACATTAACATTCTATGCGGATACCGATCAATCAAATAGAATATTTTTTGAAGATTGGCAGAATTCCATCGTTGATAGACAAACTGGTTTGGTTGGATATTATGATGAATATGTCACTGGAATTTACGTATATCAATACAATAGGAAAGGTGTACCAACATCGTTAACCTATTTTCATGAATGTTATCCTAGTAGTCTTGGTGCAATTGCATTAAGTTTTGATAACAATAATGAAGTTATGGTCTATGACGTAGAATTCACATACAGATGGTCAACCACACTAGATGCGAACCCAGCTAGTTTAGCTGATATGATAAATAAAAATTAATATATAAGAGGAATTTGATATGAGTTTACCAATTTTAAGTAGCCCACATTTTGATGTAAAATTGCCAAGTGGTAAAGTTATCAAAATGCGATCCATGGTTATGAGTGAATATAAAATATTGATGATTGCAAAAGAATCACCAGCGAATATGCCAACGGCTATTATACAGGTATTATCTAACTGTGTAATGGATAGCATAAATGTCACTGATTTGGAACTGTGTGACATTGAGTACCTTTTTATTCAATTACACGCATCATCTACAGCAAAACAAGCATTCATGCTTAAAGTTAATTGTACGAAATGTGAGACGGTTAATCCAGTACCCATTAATCTGGAAAATATTAAATCTTCTAACACTGCATTTGATGATAAGATATTTTCATTTAGTGGCGTTGATATAGTTATAGGTAGCCCGACATTTAAAGACTTCCTTGAGGTTACTGATAGCACAGGAAATGAAATGGATTCCACATTAGCTATTATCGGCGTATGTATTAAATCCGTAACCAGTGACAATCAAGTAATGATAGCTGGGGTTGATTTTACTAAAGATGAAGCAAAGCAGATGATTGAATCTGTTAGTATCGAACAACTATTAGAGATCAGCAATTACGTTAAAGAGATCCCAAGAATTGAACTGTATACCGGATACGAATGTAAGAAATGTGGTCATAAGGAAACGGTGCATATCAAAGGGGTTTCAAATTTTTTCGAATCCTTATGATCAATGACTCTATTGAAGAGTATTACCGAATGAACTTTAATATGAAGGAGTATTATAAATATTCCATTCCAGAAATAGAGCAGATGTTACCTTGGGAGCGAGTAATTTATATAATGCAAATAAAAGAACTGGATAAAAAACGAGAACAGGAATCAAAAAATGCTAGAAGATAATGACGGTGGTGTATCTGGTGTATTGGCTAAGTTAGAACGGTCAAATAAAGCCACATCCATAAAAACAATGAGACAGTTAAGAGATAGGATAAATGCCCTACAAGAAAGCGGTATGGCAATTCCAGAAGCATTAACTGAATCTTATAACAGACTAGCCACTGAATCTAACGATGCATTGAAAGCAAATAGGTCTAAGTTAGAAAAATACAGAGATACATTCGTTACCAATATTAAAGATGGTTTAGGTGATCTGCGATCTGGCGTAGAAGGTATATTTGGTGACGTACTTGGTCAAATAACAAATAACCCTCTATTCAGTTTCTTAAAGGGTTTTGGTAAATCTGCAATCGGTATTGTTGGTAAATTACTACCCTCTTTAACTGGTGGCGAAGTTGATTTATTGGATAGTGGATCACCGGCTAGTGAATTGGGTGATTCTATGGGTATTTCTGGCTCAGAACAAATGGATATGTTAACTAAGATAGAAGAAAATACCGCTGGATTATTGGATATATGGCTAGATAAAAAATCCGATGATGCCCAAGATAAAGCTAGTGACGAATTGATGGGCGATCCATTGGGTCAAGATACAGAAACACCGGAACAAGCGCGCACTGGTTTACTTGCCATGTTTAGTGGATTTTTAGCGAGAATGGCTGTAACTATTAAATCCTCATTATTACTTGGTGCATTGGGTGCATTTCTATTAAATCCATTAACGTTAGGTATAATTGCATTAACAGCTGGACTCGCATTATTATATACCAAATGGGATGATTGGAATATTGGTGAAAGATTAAACGACCTACCGAAGTTGTTTGGAGAATTGTGGGAAAATTACGGCAAAGAATTTAGCGAGATTATACTTGGCGTATTTGTAAAAATTGGTGAAACCATAGGTAATTTGATTGGCGGTATATTTGGTAATCCAGATATATTTGAGGATTTGGGTAAATTCTTGGGTGAAGCTGTATTTGATGCGGTTCAAGTTGCGGTCGATGCTTTTGATTTTATTGTGGGTAAAGTAGCCAATTTAATGTTCACAATGGATAAAATGTTTGATAGTGTAATGGGGTTTTTCGGTAGTCGAGATAATCAAGCAAATCCAGATGAAGATACGTTGGCATTAGTTGGTGAGAATCGAGATAAATCAATTGGTGAAATTAACAAGCGGTTGTATGAAATTGAGGAAGACAACTCAGGTTTCTTAAATAGTATTAATCCATTTCGAGATAATGACGAAGAAGATGCACTTAAAATATTGCTAAAGAATAAAGATATGAATATAGACTCAGAATCTAGGGCAATTGGCATGGCTGGCGAAGCAAGAACTATTGCGGGTTCAAATGTCAGTATTCAAAATAATAGTAATACGAGTGTCAGTAATGTCAATAATACTGAAGCACCTTCTATCAAAATGGCATCCAGTAGAAGTGGCGGCGGTGCATATGCAATGAAACAATCGTTACGAGGTAGGGGTGCATGAGTAAAGACAATATAGCAATACAAACTAATTTCTTATTAGACTTTGTTGACAACAATAAATTAAGTGTATTTAAGGCTCAAGTGCAGACGGCTAACATACCGGGTGTGACAATGACAACCGCCAACATACCAACAACACCAAAGTTGGTTACAATGGTTGCTGGTGGCGCGCTCGAATATGATCAAATGCAAATACAATTCCTTATGGATGAAGATTATAATTCGTATATTGAATTGTATAAGTGGATGGTAAGTATTATTAATCCCATCGGACCATCAACACTACCCAGCGGAGGTGGAACGCCGTCAATAGCAATATTACATCTACTGACTAATAACAGGACTGATAATAATCTGTACATAAAATTTCATGACGTATTTCCATCAAATTTAGGATCTGTGGATCTGACTCAACAAATAACTGAATCAGAACCTGTAGTGGGTCAAGTCACATTGAATTTTAAATGGTTTGATATATACAAAAATGGGGTAGCAATAACCCCATATCCATATGAACGTGGCCAAGTGGGTAATCCAGCTATGCACCCAATGTTTAACGGTAATCCAAATAACAACTAGGAAAATACGTATTCAATACCACTATGTCTAAAACCATAAACACGTTTGGCGTGTAGTGTACTTCTAAAGTATTCTACGTGCCAATCACCCGCCATGGTCAATCCGATTGTCTAAATTTGCTCATGAGTCTACCCTACCTATAGCTGTTATTGCTTGCTCTAAACACTCAGCAAAGCATTTATCCATTTCATCCGTATCTTGTTCGCACTCGTTAAACTCACACACCGCAAGAGATAATCTAGTTAACAATTCGCGGAATCTTTCTTTACTTGCATTTGCAATAGCTAATTGATCAAGTAGCATTCCATTTTCTTCAAGTAAAGCCACGTTAACTTTACTGTTATCTGTAATCATCATCTTCACCTTTTTATGATATAGAATAGTTAATATAGTTTTCTTCAACGTCTTCATAAAAGGAAGTGTCACACAATGGGCAGAGTAAGAACTCTAACTCATTCCCATCATCCATTTCTACTTCAAATGAATTTAATTCATCATCATCGATTACGTTACCACAACAGCTACATTCTGATTGTCTAGTGTCCATGTTTTATACCTTCGATTTTGTTTTTGTGTTTACGAATATCATCTAGCTTTCTAAGAAAATCGGTCGCTTTATCATAAGCGTCACGTAAATCCGCTTTAATTTTTCCTCCATTCATAGATTGAACTGCATTAAGTGTGGCTATAGCAAGATCTTCTATGCACTCAATAGATTCATTAGAAATTGCATTATCTAACTGATTATTTAAATCTTTAATGCGATCTTTTTGCTTGCGGATTTTCTTCTTACACTTTTTTAATTTTTCAAACATTTCAAGATAACTAATATCTTTTAGTTCTTTAAAAGTTTTCATTAGCACTACTCTCCAATTCATCAGCGTGATTTAGTAAATCATCTACTCTACAAAACCAATTTGTTCCACCTTCCACCATATGCGTTCTAGTTTTATAAGTCGCTTCACGAATACCATCAGCTTTTGCACTAGCTAATTGAGCATTTAATTTCTGATACTCTTCAACATGAATGAGGTAAATTTCAGCAAGTTCTTTTCTAGTTAGCTTGTCTATATCACTTGGTAAATGCTTATTAAGACTCATTAGACATTCCCCTGAAAATACGATTCTAAATGTATAAGTTCATTCATCAGCCTTTACCCTCTAGTTGCTTTGTCTTATTAAAAACTAAAGTTTTTTTCCATTGAGTTAAAATATTAATTTCTTCTGGATTACACCTTGCATCTACAAATCCTAACCAGTATCCTTTTCTAGTGGTTTCTAGGTTTGCACTAGCTAACTGCTCTTTTAAAGATTCAATTTCTTTCAATTGGCTTATCTGTGTTTGTATGTCTGATAGGGAGCGTATATTTACAATATTTTCATATTTAACAGGTTCATTATTATATAAATCTGTCATGCCGAAAGCATCAGATTGAAAATAACAATTTCCATCACAATTTTGGAAATGAGTAGCCCTATCTGGCTTACTTGCAATAATACTTTCTAGCGTTTGTAGTTCATTCATCACTCTGCACCCCCTATGCAATAGCCATTTTCGATAAGGTATTTATAAACGCTTAATTGGGGGTCGTCTAAAGAGTTGTGATAGGTGTTGTACCAGTCTCTAGGCAACGGCTTAACTTTTGATTTTGTGTAGCCGGCGTTGTATAAAATTAAACGTGCATCACTAGCAAACGCACAATCTTTTGTTAATTTAAACATCTCATCAATCGCTTTTTGCTTTGCGATTTCTTTGGGGTCTGGGATTGGCATCATATCTTTTATGTTGTGCAACCTCAAAAAACCTTTGTCTGTTTTACTGCAAAATTGATGACTATCTAGTGCTACAAGCTCTACAGGGTCTTCCGTAGAAAATCTTTTAATTAAAACCATTTGTCCTACAATAACTTTACTTTCACCATTCCAATTATTATTCATCATCTTTCTCCTGTTTATTGTTTAAATATGCTCATTCTACCCACATGTAGAGACTCTGACGAAGAGTTCTCCCTGTATTTGATATAACGTACCACTAATAGATAAGAATGTCTCCTAGGCTCTCCTAGGTAATATGTAGTATCCTCTTACCTTCACTATAACTGTTATTTTTACTATATGCAACTAATTTCAAGTCATACCCATCACAAACGCCTGACTCCCAGTCATATTGCGGATTATACGTAGTTATCTCGTAGACACCATCCTCAGCCTATCCCCAAAAAGGTATACAATAAGTTAATGATTTAAGTTACCTATTGTAGACCAATGCCGTTGACAATAATAACTTTTGCTGGTTGATTTACTGAATAAGTACCTATATTAACAGGTCTGTATTAAAATGCAAGATTTTTTTATTAATCCCATTCATCTTCAACGTAACATTCAATGTCGTAGGTATTTAAGACTTTACACATCCCACGTAATCCATCCCAAATGCCGACCGATGTTTGTGAACCGAAATACCAAGCGTGAGGACTACCACGATAATTGGTCATTATCTTTCTAGCGTGATATTTTTTAATGTAGGCGCGAAATGCGGTATTTATTGAACCTTTACCGTAAAGAGAAACCCATAAGAAAGCACTACCTTGAGTTTGTTCATTCCTAATCGCATACTGTTCTGCATACATATCATTTGCACTATGCATGATACAGTCAAAATATTGAACTTTGGACTTTGGCTTGAGGGCGCGAAATTCTTCGATAGATAATTTTTTGATCATAATATAATTCTCACTGGTTGATTTACTGAACAAGTACCTATAATAACAGGACTGTATTAAAATGCAACATATTATTCACCTAACGGTGAAATTACATTCACTTCGTTCATTCCATAAAACATTTTTGTTTCTAATTAATTATATAATCATCTGGCGGCTGAAGTGCTTTCAGGGTAGCATACAAAAATGCCGATAGTAAACACTTTCGTAAAATAAATTTTGTGGCACACTAAATATTAGGACACCACAATTAAGGATTTACTATGAAAAAATATATACTCGCTGTAGGATTATTGCTACTAACAACATATTCATTTAGCGCATTATCTCCTAAAATTTACAATCAAGATGGTAGTCATACTGACGGCACACTGTTTGTTAGAATAGTTAACACATCACCATTTCCACATATTTGTTGGATTGAGGATCAAAAAACAAAGGCGGCAATCACATTCGTTGTTTCTGAATACGATATAAGTGAATGGTATAAAGTCTACGGCACTTACAAGTGGAAATGTGGTATATAACCCATACGAAAAAGCCAGTGGCAATCTAAGAGACTATCCACTGGCTTTGATGTGATTATCTACATTCTAATAGATAATCGCTTACGGTGCTGATTTGACGTTATTTATTAGACACATCTAACACTAGTTTAGAACGAATATTAATATCTGGAATAATTACATCCGGTTTAAATGTTATTCGATATTGATACACGCTTACATCACTGGCTGATAATTGTTCGGAAAAATATGTAACATTGTGAGATAATCCCAACATATGTTTAACATACTTACCATCATCGGTTTTGCATGTAAATGATACACTGTTACCAGTTTGAGTAGTCTGAACTGAACACAAGCCTTGAACTGATAAAATATAATCGCCTGTGATACCGTTATAGAATACCACCCGCCGAACGATTTCAAAATTATCAGCCGCTTTTGATAAATTTCGTGAAGCTACATCTGCATCATCACAACCACTCACAAATAGAACTGAAGATAAAACCAGTAATGATAATACTACGTTTCTGAATTTTTTCATAACCTACCTTATATAATTTGCTTGCGCCACAATTGACGCAAGATGTTACTTACTTACCATCTACATCTAATATACACTTAACATTCAATCTAACTTTAATCAGTTTTATCGCAAGTAAGTATTCAGCTGTAAACTTACTATCTCCATGAGTTTTCTTTACTGCGTTTTTGAACTCTTTTAAAGTTCCTTCAAAGCAACCTCTATTGCAATATATTTTACCGTTTTTTGTAGTGAATGCGGTTAACGTCCCATTTTCAGATCCTATTGGTGATATGCTAATTATGTTGTTTGAAGAATACACATGCGCATTTCCAGACACTCGAACATCCCCAAACACATGAGCATCCGCAAACACATGCGCATTTCCAGACACTCGAACATTTCCAAACACTCGAGCATCCGCAAACACATGAGCATTTCTAAACACTCGAGCATTTCCAAACACTTTAGCATTTCCAGACACTTTAGCATTTCCAGACACTCGAGCATTTCCAGAAACTCGAGCATTTCCAAACACTTTAGCATTTCCAGACACTTTAGCATTTCCAGACACCCAGCAATCTTCATTTTGAGATAAATTCGATTCTTTCTCCACAAACCCACCAATCTCACCTTTAATTACTAAACCAAAGGATTTAAGTGCCATGATTCGATAAACTGTTGTATGTGGAAGGGTTATTTTTTCGTCTGTTAATTCATAGTTTTTCATTAAAAGTCACCATTCTGAACCTGAAGACACTGAACGCCCATATTTCTCCAATGATTCACCATTCTTTGACGATCATCAACTACAAACATAACATCGTAGTATGGTTCAATTTCTCTATTGAATATTTCCTCTTTGATAATTGGGTCACTACGATTATCACCAACATCACGCATGAACAAATAATCATATTTAACGTTGTACATATCTAACCATGCTTCGGTTTCTGGACGACAAATACTATCACGACCGGAAAGAATAATGATATAATTTTCCTCTGAATACATATTCAGCATATTAATTATGTCCTTTCTTGGTTTATCATGAATGCATTTTTTCCACTCATAAGGTTTACGAATGCCAACCATATCCGATAATGTACCATCCATATCAAATATAACGGTAGTAGATTTACCTCCACTTCGGATATATGGTAATATTCTAAGATAAACTCTAAGCTGTTTGTATTGATTATCGATTACATAAGGTGGCACACTGTAATCCCTTTTGATGTTTCGATCCTTGCAAATGTGTGGCTCAACGTCAAATACCTTTTCACAATACTCGTAGTTATTTTTTATTGCCCAACATTTCCACATTTCCCGCGTCTTCGGATTTAAGTTGGTGTCGCTGATTATGATATCCATTTTATTGCGAGCATAATTATCAGCACATTCAGTTGTTTTTTCAGTAATGAACTTTTCGTTATCCTTACTAAATTTGTAATCCTTGATATTACCAGACGATGTAGTTAAGGCGGCTCTGGCATCATCACGATTTATATTCATGTAATTAGGATTTGACTCAATAAACTCATTTGCCCAAGTAGTTTTTCCGCAATTACTAATGCCAATTGTTAGTACAATTATGTTCATAATGTATTCCTATCTTTAGTTAATTTCAGTACCCATAATAACAGGTTTTATTTATTTTGCAATAGTTTTTTTGCTAGGCATTGCCTTAGCACTTCGCCTAATTACGGCGTTCAGTGCTTTGATACCTCTATTAGCTTCTGGTGTTAAATATCCACCCATTGCATGGCAAGAGTGAACACATTGACACATAGCATCAAATTCTTTTCGCGTTATTTCTAAATTTTTCACGATTACTATTCCTCTTTAGTTTTAAATAGGCTATTTCACAAAGTGGTAATATTGATATGTGAAATATCACGTATGAAATAGCCCATCCTAATACTGACATTATATGTCTTCATCCACTCGAACTTCGACTTGACCTTTAACAATTCTAGCATAACCGATAATATCTACTATCGGTCTAGTACCCTTATATTTTTTGTCAGTCAGTGTATAAATCACATTACCATATGTATCGCAACTTAAATCGGCTAACCCAAATGGTGAAATGTAAATTGCTACGTACTCATATTTTGAACGAATATTTGCAACTTGACATGCGCCTAGTAGAGTGTTTGATTTGCCCCAAGTTCCACCGGCTGTCATTACAAGATATTTCATGATTATATTCCTTTTAGTGATTCGATATATGTGACGTAATCGTCAGAAGATGAAAATGTAAATTGTTGATCAAGTAACTTTGTATAAAGTTGACATTTTGCTCTGGTTAAGTCCGTGACTGTACAGGACGATGGGTTTTTCGAATCGCTAGTTCTCCATGTAACAAGATCGCTGTCTAAATTAGGCTCTGACCGCGATACCAATATCCAATTTTCACCATCATATCTATCCAGAAATATACCTTGGCATTTCATTTCGTAAAGATAAATTAATTTACCTAATTGCTTTTTAACATTCATGGTTAATCATCCGATGTTAATATTTTAGCGGAAATTTTAGTTACATTTTCACCACAGCTAATGTAATGCTCTAATACTACCATAATAGCATATGCTTCGTTTGCTTCTTGAATGGTAGTAACTCTTTTTTCTGAACCGATGTGAAAGGTGATTTTGTACTTGTTCATAATATAATTCTCGCTAATTGGAATGAGTGTCTACAATATCATAGTGAGTGAAGATTGCAAACTTTATTTAATATGAACCTCAGATAATATTTTATCATCCCAATGGTTCATATATATTAAAGTTTGATGTACCGGCACTTCGTAACGTAAATATATCCTTCTCGAAAGAATACCAAATAGATAGGTCTGTTTTAATGTCAAATTAAAATTCCAAAATTTACTCTTTGGCGGTTTACACCCTTCCACTGAATATGACATTAATTGTCGCTTGAAGAATCTGTTCACGCCTTTGCCCCAGATTTAGATTCTAATTCGAAGGATAGTAGAGCGCCGCGATTCGCGCTGAATCCCATTGTAAGAGGTTTTTCTACCTTGTCTAAGTCTGGGCTATATGTTAAGCCTTTCTTATCGCCATACACGCCCTCAATTGCACCATCGGCTGTAAAGTAGTAGTCTTTTGAGCGAACAGTTAACACGCCGTACTCAATTGCTTTAAGTTTTGGCTTCAACCAATAATGTGCGCCGAGTGTGAATTTATCACCTTCATCTTTAAAGTCGTCAAGGGATAAACCACAGTCTTCTAAACGACCTAGAATTTCTTTTAGCTGGGCTAAAATTGATAATCTGTAATCTTCGGTAGTTTCTACAGTGGGGATACCGGTAACACGCTTGATAACTCGCTTACCGTTTAAGTTTGCTAATGCTTTTTTGACTGACATAATATAATTCTCGCTAGTGGATTTACTGAATAAGTACCTATATTAACAGGTCTGTATTAAATTACAAGGTATTTCTACATGAATTTCGGCGCTTAAATTTGGCTGAAATTGTACCGTTGAATGATCGCATCTTCGCAAACGCAATATTAAATTTACTCTTCGCTTCTTGGAATTCCGGTAATGCGCGAATGTGATCCGGTGTAAGTCCATTGGATTCTTTGGCGAATCCGTTAATCGCCTTGCTCGCATTTTTCACATCAGTAGTTAACACTGAAAGTTCTAATTGATATTGTTCAAATGTTAAATTTGCTAATACTTTCTTGGCTGGCATAATATATTACTCGCTAGTTTTTGGGATTATAGCCGCTACTGCAAGAAATAAATTAAGTTCTCTCATTGACAATTTATTAATTGCTTCAACCGCCGAATTGGGATCTACTTTGTATAATTCTTGCATTTTTTCTACGTACTCAGAACTTATATGATAAATGAGCTGTATTCCTTAGATTCGACTTTCGATTGAATAAACATTGTTTACTTTGGTGGATTTACTTCGCTAAATCCGTACTCGTTTTCTAATAATTCACGAACTCGCTCACGGTCAACTGAATCACCATCACCCCATTCAGCAACATTAGTTTTTCGAGTCATTAGGTTGTACATATATTGTTCACATGCTTTCTGGATGTCAGACTTTTTACAGTTTTTCATTTCATAAATGCCGCCTTTACCATAAAAGCCGTTTACATATGTGACAAATTCTTTTAATTGCTTAAGTAACATCATAATATATTTCTCGCTAGTGACTGAATGAGTACCTATATTATCATACTAAATTAAGAATGCAAGGTATTTATGATGATTAGAGGAATTATATGTCGCACCCGACAACATCTAACATTATTGCTATATAACAATCATTACTATTAAAATAAGAATAAATGTATACTCAATGGCATTACCATCACGAATACATCTTCCTATGTTTTTCAAATTATTCATTACTTTTTTGACCCTAGTTATGTACCTATTGTTGTCGGCTCTGTCTGCACCCTAAACACTAATTAGAGTGTCTAGGCGAATTATGGATACAGTATACAAAGCCGACAAAAATAAATAAAAAGTAGTAGGCGTTCACCGAAACTTTAATTAGGCTAATGTTTTTATCCTATTACATCCGTAGACGTAACTTGCCTAAACCCTTTACCGCGAATGGTCGCATGACTACGAAACTATTTCAATAAATAATTTGGTTGCACAAGGATGGATTCGAACCATCTACTAGGGGATCAAGTCCTAGCAATCTACCAATACCGATAAGTTATTACACAACATAGTTAACATATTTGTGCTTTTCACTATCATTAACCTAAGAACAAGTGCATTTGAAACTTACTACTTTTGATATTTGTGGGTATCTTCGTGACCATATCTACTAAAATAACGTAGTGGTCGCATAAACTTACCCTTCACCATAAAACCCCAATTTCGTCTTGGTCTGAAACATAGTAGTAATGTAACAGTGGGTGCTTTTGGGGTGCTTACATAATGTGAATGTTCAGCCATTCTATATCTGATAGAACCCGCCGTCAATAATTCACTTCCATCTTTCGTTACGTCTGTGTAACTACCTTTCAACACCAGTGTAATAAAGTCAAATGCGTGATCGTGCATATATCTTGTATCATCACCAGCGTACCACACATGCAATCGTATAGAAAATAACCACATATTTACAACGTATCTTCTCATGTAAGGATTACCATCTAATCCTAGTGGTTCATTCCACCTGATATGAAACTTTGTAAATGGTTTTTTCATAATATAATCACCTGTTAAGAATTGGTCGCTCTAGGGGGGATCGAACCCTATCATCACTCAATTGCAATTAAGATCTGAAATTCCATATCTGCATTATGTTAATCTCGTACGGTGGTTATTCGAAGTCGCACACCTGAGATATAATGCCGTTTTACCAATTAAACTATAGAGCGTTTTTAAATTTTATTAGGTGTTGGCGCTTAAAATATTACATCAAACACCAACAACTAATAAAACTTACAAAAAATGGTCACGGGGGGCAGATTCGAACTACCGACTTTCCTTATGTTCACATCGTTGCTCGTCAGCGAAAGAGATCTAGAAACCCTGACCGATGCTAAAAGGACGCTCTGACCAAACTGAGCTA